CGTTCGCGCCGACCGGATGCTGAAGGCGCACGCCATCTTCGACCTTGGCTGGAACGACTGCATGTCCATCATCATCGTGCAGCGCTCGGCAAGTGAGCTGCGGGTGATCGACTACATTGAGGACAGTCACAAGAAACTGAGCGATTACAGCGACATGCTAAAGGCGCTGCCCTACAACTGGTCAGGCATCTGGCTTCCTCACGATGGGTTCTCGAAGGACTACAAGACCGGCAAGAGCGCAGAAGAAATGATGAAGGCCATGCGCTGGGAGGTGTCGCGCACGCCAAGCATGGACATCGAAGGTGGCATCAAGGCGGCGCGCGAGGTGTTCGAGCGCATCTGGTTCGACAAAGACAAGACAGCCCGATTGGTAGAATGCCTGAAACGCTACCGGCGCAACATGGGGCAGAGGACTGGCGAGGCTGGCGCACCGCTGCATGATGAGTTCAGCCATGGTGCCGATGCCTTTCGATACCTCGCGCTCTGCGCCGACCAGCTGACCAACAGTGACAAGAAGCGCACCCGCGTTTCCGTTGATAACGACGACTCTGGATCGTGGATGTCCGCATGACAGCGAAACAAGACCCCTTCATTCGCGCCAAAGAGCGCATTGACGAGTGCAAGGACTACAACCGCGACCAGCACAACAGGATCAGGGAGGACCTGCGTTTCTCGAATCCATCCGATCCGCAGCAGTGGCGCGACGATGACCAGACGCTGAGGCAGGGACGCCCGACGCTGACGCTTGACCGGACGAACCAGTTCATTGCCCAGGTTGTCAACGACTCGCGACAGAACAACCCCGGCATGACGGTGATCGGCGTTGACAGCAAGGCGGACCCGAAGGTAGCCGAGACGCTAGGCGGTTTGATCCGGCACATTGAGTACCGCAGCAGGGCGTCGCAAGCCTATGACATGGGGATTGAGCTGACGGCCCGGTGTGGCCAGGGCTGGCTGCGCGTTGTGCCTGAGCTGGTGGACGAAGAGACGAACGAGCACGAGATCCGAATCTTGCGCGTGACCGATCCGACTGCGTGCGGGCTGGATCCGAACAGCATCGAAGCGGATGGCAGCGATGCGAAGTGGGGCTACGTCGAAACGCGCATGACCGAGCGCGTATTCGAGGCGACGTACCCGAAGGCCAGGCGGGTGCAGTTCGGCGATTCCTGGAACGTGGATGGCATCATCAGCCTGGCCGAATATTTAGAGATCCAGGACAGGGCCGAGACGGTCGAGGAAAACGAGATCATCATTCCGCACCCGAACGGCGGACAGCTGGCGATCACTGAGGATCAGTTCTGGACGCTGACGCAGCGCATGGGCTCGAAACCTCCCGTTATCTCTGCCGGCATCAAGCGCAGCACGAAACGGTCGAAGTCGGTGAAATGGCTCAAAATGTCGGGCGCTGAGATGCTGGATGAGTCGGTGTTCCCCGGCGAGTTGCTGCCGATCATCCCGATCCTCGGTTATGAGTTGTGGGTGGACGGCGTGCGCCACGTCTGCGGTTTGACCCGCCGCCTGATGGATGGACAGCGACTGCACAACTACCAGATGAGCGCGGTTGCCGAGTTCCTCGCGACGCAGCCCAAAGCGCCATTCATCGCCCCGGCTGAGGCCATCGAAGGATACGAGGGCGACTGGAAGAAGCTGAACAAGGGCAACCCGTCATACCTGCCTTACAATGCGTTTGACGAGAATGGCAACACCATCCCGGCGCCGAGTCGCATCAATCCGCCCGCGATGCCTGGTGCCTACGCGCAGATGAGTCAGTTTGCCGTGACCGAAATGGAAGCCTCGGTCGGCATGTACAAATCCGCGCTCGGCCAGCAGTCGAATGCTGTGAGCGGCCGGGCTAAGTTGGCAGACGAGCGCAGCAGCGACACCAGCACCTTTCACTTCATCGACAATCTGTCGCGCTCGATTGAGCAGCTCGGGCGCGTGGTGGTCGGCCTGATTCCGATCGTCTACGACACCGAGCGCATCAAGCACATCATCGGCTCGGATGACCAGCGATCGATGGTCAAAATCAACCCCAAGATGCAGCAGGGCGCCAAGCTCGACAACAAGGGCAAGGTGGTCGAGATCAACCCCAACGTTGGCAAGTACGACGTCAGGGTAAAGTCCGGCCCGAGCTACACCAGCCAGCGCGAAGAGACAGCTCAGCAGCTGGCCGACATGATCCAAGCGCAGCCGCAGCTAGCCCCGGTGCTTGGGCCAATGTGGGCGCGCATGAAGGACATGCCGGAGTCCGACCGGATCGCCCGCCTGCTGCTGGCTATGGCGCCGCCGCAGGTGCAGGCATTGGAATCGGAAGGGGATGACATCCCGCCGCAGGCGCAGGCCAAGATCCAGCAGCTTGAACAGCAGCTGAACGAAATGCACCAGGTGATGGACGCTGCGACCAAGAAGCTGCAGGAGCTGCAGAGCGGTGACCGAGAGACGACCTTGAAGTACCTCGCCGAAGCTGCGCGTATCGAGAACGACGAGTTCAAGGCGCGCACCGATCGCATCAAGGCGCTTGGTGCCGGCATGACGACCGAGCAAGTGCAGGCGCTGGTGATGCAAACCGTTGCGCAGGCCATGCAGCAAGAGCCACTCGACGGCGGCGAAGAGCTGGAACAGCAGCTCGGCACCGAGCAGCAAGAGCCAGAACGCCAGATGGCGCCGCAGATGGTGCAGCAAATGCCACAATCCGAGCCTGGAGAGGCGCCGGAGCCTGCCGGCATGCCTGAGCAGCAGGAAACGAACGAGCCGCCCGAAGGTGGTGACCCAATGGGCGGATTGCCCGAACAACAGCCTGAGCAAATCTGATGGATTACGCTGTACTTTCCGCCCCAAGCCAGGCCGGCACGGGGCAGGTGATCGCACTGTCAGCCTTGAGCGCACAGACCAGTGCGCTCAAGGCTGGCGATGTCCTGGTCGTTGTCACCAACATCGCCTTTATCGTGCGCGGGCCGAATCCGACAGCAACGAACACATGCATGGCGATCCCGCCTAACTGGCCGGTGATCCTCAAGGGCATTCAGGAGGGCGACAAGCTCGCCTTGGTGCTCCCATCTGGCACTGGCACGGCATTCGTGCACCAGGGCCAATAACCCGCTGCACCGCAGCAACCCACTTAGCCGGGCAAGGCCATGACTCATCCTACGATGACCACCGATACTCAAGTCGCGCCTGACGTAGCGACTCAAAACCCCACGTCTGATGACATTGCGCCCCAAACTCAGGACGTCGCAACCCCTGGCACCAGTGCAGACGGCACGCCTGCGGAATCCGTGAAGCCCGATGCGGCTGACGATGCGGACAAATCCGTCAAGCGCTTGCAGCGTCGCATTGATCGCGTCACAGCCGCTCGATACCAGGCCGAAGCCGAAGCCCGCCAGCTGCGGGAACGGATTGCGCAATATGAGCAGCGGCAGACGCAACCGCAGGAAGGGCAGCAGGACGCCCATCTGGATCCGGCGCGCATTGACGAGCTCGTGAGCACTCGTGCGGGCGAAATCGCCAAGGTGAACGAAGTCGCGGCGAAGTCGAACCGGACCTTCGAGGCCGGCGTGAAAGCGCATGGCGAAGCGTTCCGGGAATCGATTGCTACGGTGATCGACGAGGCTGGCCCACTCATCAACCAGCGAGGCATGCCTACCCCACTGGGGGAAGCGATTCTCGACAGCGATGCGCCAGATACCCTGCTGCACTACCTGGGGCAGAACCCAGACGTGGCAGCGAGTCTTGAAGGGCTCAGCGCCGCACAACTCGGCCGCCGCATCGCCCGAATCGAGGGCGAGATGGCGACCAAGTCAGTATCCAAAGTCCCGCGCGCTTTGACGCCCGTCACCCCGATGGGCACGTCTGCCAGCAAGGCCGAGTCTCAGATGACCGACGCCGAATGGTATGCGGCGCGCAAACGAAACAAATCCTGAAAGTGAATCATGGCAAACAGCCTGCTTACCCATGCCATCATTGCCCGCGAAGCTGCGGCGCTGCTGGAAGAACTCAGCCCCTTCTGCAAGAACGTCAACAAGGCGCGTCAGGAGGAATTCGGCAAGGACATTCAGGGCTACAAGCCCGGTTCATCCGTAACCGTGAAGATTCCGCCGACCGGCGTGGTCTACAGCGGAGCCACCTTCGCGGGGGGCGGATCGGCGCCGGACTTCCAAGAAGGCCAGATCACCCTGAGCCTGAACACGCAAAAGCACGTTCCGCTGACCTTCTCGGCGACGGAAAAGCTCTTGAACATCACGGACTTCAAGGAGCGCATCTTGATGCCGCAGATGACCACGCTGGCCGCCGCCGTCGAGGCCGACTTACTGCTGCAGGCCGTGCAGGCCACGCCGAACATCGTCGGCACGGCCGGATCGATCCCGACCAGCATGAAGACCTTCAGCCAGGCACGAGCCAAGCTGCAGCGCAATCTGGCTCCGACTGCGCCGCGCTACATGATGATGTCGGACGAAGTGAACGTGGAACTGGTGGACTCGACCAAGGCGCAGTTCAATCCGGCCGCCGAAGTCGAGAAGATGTTCTATGAAGGCTCGCTCGGCAAGGCCCAGGGTGCCGGCTGGTATGAGTGCATCAACCTGCCGACCATCACCAACGGCACGCGCGCTGGTTCGATCACGGTGAGCGGCGCAACCCAGACCGGTTCGAGCCTGGTTGTCGGCTGCACCAGCGGCGATACGTTCAAGAAGGGCGAGGTCATCACCCTGGCCGGCGCGTTCGAGGTGCACCCGCTGACCGGCACGGCAACGACCACGCTGCGTCAGTTCGTCATCACCGCCGATGTGACCGCTGCCGCCGCTACTGCAACCCTGCCGATCTACCCGACCATTGACACAGCCATGCCGAACCAGACAGTTTCCGCCAGCCCGACTAACGGCGGTGCGGTGACGTTCTGGGGATCAAATGCCACGGGCTACAAGAACAACCTGATGTGGCACCGCGACGCCTATACCGCCGCGTTCGCGCCGCTGCCGGTGCTGGCCTCGTGCGAGGGCTACACCGCCCGGCTGCCGAGCGGCATCAGCGTTCGGGTGATGACGTTCGGCAATGGCCAAACCGATACGGAAAGCACGCGAGTGGACATTTTGTACGGCTTCGCTGCCGTTCGCGGCCAACACGGCTGCCGCGTCAGCCAGTGATCTGCGCCAACCTCGCTTGACCCTGGGCGGCGCTGTCGAAGGCGCCGCCCAACTTCCGCAGCCACCATGAAAAACTACCCACCGTATCGCTATGTCGAGTACCCCAAGTGCATCTATCGTGGTGGCGTTATCGGTGATGACTGCATCACGGCGGGTAGCTCGGCGGAAGAGGAAGCGGCAGCGGGTCGCGACTACTACCCGCACGGCGTGGTGACTGCGCTCACACCTGATGCCGATGCGCTGCGCATCGAGGCAGAAAAGCTCGGCATCAAAGTTGACAAGCGGTGGGGCGCGGATCGGCTCCGGGTTGAAATCGAGAGGGCGCAGCGATGACAACCGCGCTTGCGATCATCAAAACTGCGCTACTCGAAATCGGCGGCGTCGATGTCAACGATACGCCCGACGCGAACCTTTGCGATTTCGGCCTGACCAAGCTGAACGACCTGCTCGACACCTGGGCGACCGAGCCGACAGCGGCCTACAATAACCACGAGGTGGTGGTCACGCTGCCCAGCACAACACGCAGCCTGACCATTGGCCCGGGCCAGACTATCGACATTGAGCGCCCGATCCGCATCGAATCAGCATTTGTGCGCCTGAACAATCTCGACCGTCCGATGGAGGTGGTAGAAAAGCAGGAGTATGACAATGTGTTGATAAAGGGCTTAGGGACGGCGTGGCCCGATATCCTGTGGTATGACGGCGGGTTGCCGACTGGGAATATCTACGTGTGGCCGCTGGCGTCTGCGCCCGTGGAACTGCATCTGACGGTGCTGAACTACGTCGGCGAGTTTGCTGCGGTCAGCGCAAGCCAGACACTCGCCAAGGGCTACAGACGCGCCCTGACGCTCAATCTTGCGGTAGAAATGGCGCCCGGCCTGCAGCTGCCGGTATCCGCTGATCTTTCCCGGCATGCTGGACTGGCTTACAAGGCCATCAAGCGCGCTAATTCATCCGTGCCGCAGATGGAATCTTCTGGCCGCAGAACTTCGCGGCTCGGGCAGTTCCTGAGCGGCGGCATGTGAGGATTCAAATGGCGCTGACAACTATTCTTGCTGGAAACCCGGTCCCGCTGATCCTGCAGGCCGGCGAAACGCTGGTGATAACGCTCGCCACGAATTCGAGTGGGAGTGCGGAGGTGCCCGGCCAGTCGGTTTCAACGAGCATGACAGCGGGCGGGGCTTACTCGTTCGGGCACTATGCGGTTCAGCGCGAGGTTGTTGTCACACTCACGGCCGGCACGGCTACGGCGGACTTCAGCGGCGACGCATCTGGCGGCTTAACCTCATCGCAAGTCGCATGGGTTCAGTCCTCGGTGTCAGGGGGTGGGGTTGCCGGCACCGTCACCTCCGCGCAGATCATCGCTGGCACGCTGGGCAGCTACACGGCTGACACGACCTACATTACAGCCGACACATCGGGCGGGGTGGATAAGGGCACGTTGGTGCGCTGGGATACCAGCATGGCTGCGTGGGTGTTTGATTTCTACCGGTCGGCGACCGTGCTGTGAGTAGTGTCATGAGCAGTGCAAATATCGTACTTAGTGCTGGACAGAAAACCGCTGGAGCCGATCGCGTGCTGGGGTGGCACACATCCAAAAGCCGGGCTGTTCCGCCGTCAGGTGTGCTGTCAAAGATACCGGCCGATCTTGGTATCAATTACGGCGCATACGCGATTGACCACAGCACCGCGCGTGGCGCGTGGGTTTTTACAACGGCAAATTCTGGCGAGTCTATCGCTGCGGATGAGACAGTGCGGTTTGATGGCGAACCCGCGATGAAATTCACGCTGCCGACATCACTATCTGTAAGCATCGCAAAATACACACCAACAAACCCAATATCACTCAAAAACTTTTTTGCTCTTGAATTGGCAGTCCGCGTTCCGATTTGCGATACCGTTTATAACATCGGTTATCAATCAGCTGGACCCTTGCAGTACTGGCTGGTAACAACGTCCGCAAAACAAATAAGACTGCGGATGCAAATGGGGCAAACCGAACCCGACGGCACTAAAGTATTCCGATGGACTCGCGATCAATCTGGAAGCACTTATGATGTATCCCCAGCCGGTACAACGTGGGCGGATCTTGATACGTCTACGGTCGCGTACATCCAGGTTGTGTACTATGGCAACAGCGCTACCAGCGCCCCTCCGGCCGGGACAGCATTTTGGTTTTCCAAACTACGCGTCAACTCGTTTGCGACTCCTATCGTATCACTGAGATTCGACCACGGACTAATAGGCGTTTACAACAACATAAAGTCGTATCTCAAGACCAAAAATCTTGCGGCAACTTTTTACCCAATCCACACGCGAAATCAGGCAGGCGGTACGTACATGACATACGCCCAGCTTGACGAGATGTACGCGGACGGTCATGAGATTGGGCTTCATCACTACGATCCCAAAACCGCAGTCACAGGATACGGGATAGATACCGTGGGATTCCCAACTTCGGCATCAATTACCGATGACATCAATACCGCATGGGCTGTGAACAGGGCAAGAGGCTGGTATAGAGGAATTGGTTTGATATGCGAGGGATTCTCTGGGAATTACTTTGGCGGCACTACGGCAGCCGCCCGCCAGCAGCTCGTAAAGCAAGGGATGGATGCTGCGGGCGTACGGCATATGGTGTCGCTAAACTCAGGATGGCCGATGCTGAATAGCCCGGCTCCGTGGCGCGGCAACAAATGCAAACTGTCGTACGCGACAGTGACTATCACGGCAAGCACCACTCAGGCGCAAGTTCAGGCGGCAATTGACTCAGCGATTGCATATCGCCAGTGGCTCATTATTTTGATGCATGACATTGTTGACGACGCCACCACCCCTGCGGGCAATCAGATGACCGCTTCTAACGCCAAGATATGGATGGACTATTTGACGGCCAAAGTTTTAGCGGGCTCATGTGTGTGCTTGCCGATCGGCGAGGTTGTCGACCAGATGGGTTGATCCCCATCCCCTGCCTGTGAGTATTGAGGCTACATGACTACCCTACTCCTAGCCGGCCCGAGCTACAGCCTGCGCAACCGCAAGGCCGATTGTCAGCGCCGCATCAACTGGTTTTCGTGCGGCATTGAGTCTGGCACTGGCAAGGGCGGCGCTGCGGCATACCTCAAGCAAGTGCCCGGCAAGCGCCAGCTTGCGGGCTGCGGAAGTGTGTTTCGTGGCCTGAAAGAGGCCAACGATTCTTTGTATGCCGTGGTGGATGACAAGTTGTTTCAGATCAGCTCCACATGGTCAGCGACCGAGCTGGGCACGCTGGCAACAGTATCCGGGCCTGTGCGGATGAAGGAAAACACCACGCAGCTGTGCGTGACAGACGGGCCGAATGGGTATGTGTGGGATTTCGAGGCGCGGACCTTCGCGACGATCACGTCCGGTGCGTGGCTCGGTTCAAACGGCGTTGATACTCTGGATGGCTACGGCATATTTTCAGACCCAGACACAAGCCGGTGGTATATCTCGGCGAATCAGGATTTCCTGACGCTTAATGCTCTGCAATTCGCATCGGCCGAAGGTGCGCCCGGGGATATCGTTGCGTTCATCGTCAAGCACCGTGAACTGATTCTGATGCAGACCCGCACCAGTGAGGTTTGGTACAACTCGGGCGGCGCTGATTTCACGTTCGCGCGCAATGATGGCGCGGCAATCGAGGTAGGTTGCGCCGCACCTTACTCGCTCGTAAAAATGGCCGGTGTTGCCGTATGGCTGGGGCGTGATGAGGATGGCGCTGGCATCGTGTTTGCGATGCAGGGCTATGTGCCGGAGCGGATCAGCAATTTCGCGCTTGAGGAACAACTGGGTGCTTTGACCGAGGCGCAGATTTACGCGGCAACTGCCTACACCTACCATCAAGAGGGGCAGACGTTCTACTGCCTCAACGTGCCGGGTCTGGCGACAACTTGGGTTTATGAGCTGTCTACCAAGATGTGGCACGAGCGCGGCGAGTATGTCGGCGGCGTGTGGCAACAGGACATTGCAACTTGCCATGCCTACGCCTACGGTAAACACGTCGTGGGCGGATCAAATGGCGTCCTGTACCAACTGGATCCGACCTACCATCAAGGCGCGCTTGGCGAACTGGTGCGCGAACTCATCAGCCCGCACAACGCGCAGGCGAACGGCGCCCGGGTGCGGTTCGGCTCGGTGCAGATCGACTGCAATGTGGGCTCCGGCAAGTCGGACAGCTCGGCGGC